ACTTCATCAAACACCAGAATACAGAGAAAAGTATATTGAGGGCAGAAAGAAAATGCCCCCTCAAACACAAGAGCAAATTAACAAAAGAGCAATAGCCAATACAGGTAAAAAGAGAACAGAAGAAACTAAAAGAAAAATATCCGAATCAAACACTGGTAAAATCATGGGGCCTTTATCTGATGAACATAGAAAAAAAGTTAGTGAATCATTGAAAGGTGAGAATAATCCATTTTTCGGTAAACAACACGATCCAAAATTAAAGAAACAAATGAATGCCAAGACTAGTGCTACAATGAAAGGAAGACCACCAAATAATGCAGAATGGATGAAGAATACATTTTGGTGGAACAATGGTTTAATAAATAAACGAAGTAAAGAGTGTCCAGGTGAAGGCTGGATAAGAGGCACTGTAAAGAAAAAAATATAATAGGAGTATAAAAAATTTCTACAAATCATTATTTCCATAACTTCACTGGCACCAAGATTAATGAACAACGACTTTATGAGGATGTGATCGTTGAATCTATCAAAATCCATGGTCATGATGTTTATTACCTACCTCGTGAACAATGGGACGATAATGATCCTATCTTTGGCGAAAACATACAGTCTAGATTCGAACGTGCTTATCAGATGGAAATGTATATCGCCAATGTGGATGGATGGGAAGGTCAAGGTGACTTCTTCTCTAAGTTTGGTCTGGAGCTACGTGACAATTCAAACTTTGTGGTAGCCAAGAGAACCTTTGATAAATACATGCCAACCAAGATTACCATCAGACCACGAGAAGGAGATCTGATTTACGTTCCTGTTATGATGAAGATGTTTGAGATCAAGTTTGTCGAAGAACGTCTATTATTTTTCACTCGTGGCAACAAAATTCCATATATGTTCGAATTGCGTTGTGAAGCCTTTAGATTCAATAACGAAAAGATTAGTACAGGTGTTGATGTGCTCGATAGTGTTAATGACACAGCAGCTTATTCGGTTCAGATTTCTGTGTCTGGAACTGGAAATTACAACATTGGCGAAACCGTATATCAAGGAACGGGTATTCTTTCGTCAACATCATCAGCCAGAGTTGTTCAGTGGAATCCCAACAGCAGAAAATTGGATGTTAATAATGTTATTGGTACCTTCGATCCTGCTTATGGACAAGTTATAGGTTCCGAATCCAATACCAGATGTTCGATCATAGATTCCGATACAATGGGTGATCATGTATACTACGACTTCTTCAACAATCGTGATATTCAGGTCGAAGCCAATACGGTAGTTGATCTTTCAGAAACCAATCCATTCGGGAATCCTTAATGTTATCAAACTCACACTTTTATTATAAACTGTTCAGAAAATACGTCATTATTTTTGGTAATATGTTCAATAATATCAATATAGTACGTATGTCTAAGGATGAGAATACCGAGATAACACGTTTCAAGGTTCCTATTGTTTATGGACCCAAAGATAAGTTTGTCACTCGTATGGAATCTGATCCTGATCTATATCGTAGTATTCAAACAGTTTTGCCTCGAATGTCTTTTGAATTGATCGAGGTGTCTTATGATGCTCAGAGAAAACAGAATTCACTATTACGAGTAGCCAAAGGAGATACTGCTTCACGAGTCAATTCTGCTTATATGGGTGTGCCTTATAATTTTCGATTTGATCTCAGTATCTATGCCAAGACAGTAGATGATGGAAACCATATTGTCGAGCAAATCATTCCTTACTTCAATCCCGACTATACCCTCACGATCACACCTGTTCCTGAGTTGGCGTTTCTCAAGGACATTCCTATCATTCTAGAAAACATAAACCAGAATGTTCAATACGAGGGCAATCAGGATGTTGTTCGTTATGTATATTGGACGTTATCATTCACTCTCAAAGGATATCTGTTTGGTCCCATCTCCAAGCCTAAGATCATCAGGAAAGCCATCGCCAATATCTTCAACGATCCTTCTCTGGTTCTAGGATATACCGTCAAAATCAATACAGGCACAGGTAATGGTGTATTCAAAATCAATGATACGATTTACCAGGGTGACAATTTCCAGTCAGCATCGGCCTATGGAACAGTCATTGAATGGAATCAAAATAATAGCAAACTAGTGATTTCGGGTGTTCAAGGTACGTTTAAAGTGAATAATACGATACATGCAAGTAGTACAAATGCTACATATAAGATTGCCAGCTTTGATACCACACCTATCAAGTTAGCATCTGTTGTCGTTACTCCTGATCCTATTGATGCTGAACCTGAATCGGATTTTGGATACACAACTACTATAACAGAATGGCCAGACACATTGAGTTCTAACACATGACAGAAAAAGTAAACAATTCATTATCAGACACGTTAGGCATTGAGTACGTTCCCGAAACCAAGGAACCAGAAATCATACCTCCCGAGAAGAAAGCTGCCAAGACAGAGGTAGTCAACATTCCCATTGTCCCATCCACGTCTAGTGATGCAGAGGACGATTACAACTTGGCCAGAACCACATTTAGACACCTCATTCAACAAGGCAATCTGGCTATGGAAGATATGAAAGAATTGGCCAGACAGAGTGAGAGTCCAAGAGCATATGAAGTCTTTTCTACGATGATGAAGACGATAGCCGACACCACCAATAATCTTTATGATCTGCAAAAGAAAACCAAGGAGCTAAAGGACGAGCCTAAGAAATCAGCATCAGATTCCATAAATATAGATAAGGCTGTCTTTGTTGGAACCACAGCAGATCTTCTCAAAAAAATCAAAGCAGAAAAGAAATAAGGGAAACGTAATGAAAAGCTTTAAAGATTTCGTAGATAACAATGATGATGGTCTCTTCATGACTCATTTTGATCATAAGAAGCACAATCCTGACAATCCAACCAGAGAAGAATCTGTTCAGGAATTTTTATTTGGTGCTAATGATTATCTACCTTATAAATCTGATACTCATTATTTCAAGGAAAGCATTGAAGAACATCCTGAGAATCCCAAAAGAGTTGTTGTTCATAATGATGGTAAGTCTGGTCCTGCTGGTCTTGTTGTTCCTCGACATATTCTAGAAGGTGCCAAGGGTAAAGGTGGTGCTCGTATCCAAGGCATGAATGAGATAAATGAGATGCGAGCCAAGGTTTATGGTTCTGAACATCGTGATCCACTACCACAAGGAAAGATGTTGGCTATTCATAAAGAATCACTAGCCGAGCACTTTGCCAAACCCGAAGCAGAACAGATCAAAGCAGAACATGAAGCCTTAGGTAGATTACGTGCTGCAGGACATCTTAGCAAAAGTTCAGATACATTGGATGAAGGTGAAAAGACAGATACAGTTCATCATGAATTCGATGAAAAAGGCAGAAGCTTTATAGCCAAGTCTGCGAAAGGTATTGCCGGTCATAGCTTCTATACATCAGGATCAGGAAAAGATCAAAAGCATCACGTTATCAATACCTGTGCTGGACAAACCAAAGGCTGTGGTGGTGGTGTCGATGCCAAGAATATTGCAGATACATCCAAAGGTACATGTTTTGCTCCCAAGGCCGAAATTCAATATGCTGGTGCTGCTATTCGTAGGCACTGTCAGACACAAGCTATGGCTGATCCTAAGATGACCAAAGATTGGATTATTGCACACACTGGATCACTCAGAAGATTTGCCGAAGAAGCTGATCGTGGAAAAAAGAGAGCACTATTCAGACCCAATGTATTGAACGAAATGGATCGTGGTTCATCATCCGAAGCTTTACATCATCTCAATAAACAGAGAAAAGGTAAGGGTCTTCCTCCTGTTGTTTCTAACTCGTATGGTAAAACAAACGAACAACATGATCCTGAAAATAATTCACACGTTTCATATTCTAACACTGGACCCAAGGTAAAGAAGACACCAGAAGGACCAAAGGAAGTACCAGAGAATATTAGACGTGATTCAATGCGTGTTCAACAAACAGTCACGGCTACCGATAAGTCTGGCAATCATCATACCAACAGAGAAGGTCAGAAAACTCCTCCCAAGGGTTCCTATATGGTCATCAGTGCTAAGAGAGGCAGTGATACCGACAAAGCATACCAAAAGAATACTAAGGCCATCAAGTATTGGTCTGCTGGTACTCCTGAACATAAATGGTCCGAGGAAGAAAAGAAGAAACCACCAGAGGCTCATTATGATGATGAAGGTAAGATCACATCACCAGACAAAGCTCACTATGGACATAAAACCTTAACAGATGAAACAGGTCAAAAGGTTAGATTCCACTATCAGATGCAACATGTCCTTCATCCTCGTCTAGTCTCTGTTGGTAAGAATTCGGATGGATCAGATCACATGATTCCAACTGATTCACGTTTTAAAGATGAAGAGTATCTACCCAAGAACAGATTCAAATCACCAACAGGAAAGAATGCTGGTCATATTCTGGTAACAACACCAACACATTCAACATCTAATGAACAACACCACACATCGTTCACACACCATGTTGATGATAATACCGTAGCAGAAATCAAGAAAAACAAAGGCGTACATGAAATCGATAAGCCTGAGGATCAGATGGCAGCTAAAGGACATGAGTACGAAGCTACCAAACCAGTAGCCAAACCTATGACCATTATTACACATACATCTAGAGGCAAGAGCACTCCAATCAAGGCACCATAATGAAAACCTTTAAGCAGTTTCTCAATAAACACGTTCTGAATGTTTCTGATCTGGCCAAAAAACATAATGTAGATAGTGGTTATATTGAGAAACAGCTTGAGCAAGGTATCAAAGTAGAACATGAACATACCAACAAGTCAGATGTAGCTAAACAAATAGCACTGGCACACTTGGGTGAAAATCCCAACTATTATAAGAAACTCAAGAAGATAGA